TGGCCAATCACAATTGAAGCCGACGGCTTTGCTTATGACGGCAAAGGGGTGCTGCCTACACCCACATTGCGGCTGGGCAATGTCAATGGTGAAATCTCCGCAATCCTCAATGAGGTAAATGCCTTCACCCCTGGCAACGACCTTGGCATGGCCAAGTTCACCAGAATCAGGACCCTGGCCAGGTTCCTTGATGCCGCGAATTTTGATGATGGGGTCAATCCTTACGGCACACCCAACCCGGCAGCGACATTTCCGCCAGAGATTTACTACTTTGACAAGAAAGAGCTTGAATGCCGCGATGTGGTGGAATTCAAGATGGAATCAGCGTTTAGTTTGGTGGGTGAACGGGGCCCTCGGCGCCAATGCCTCAAGCAATGCACCTTTGTGTTGGGAGGCGATGGCTGCGGCTACAACGGCCCTAACTTTTTTGACGAGAATAACAATCCAGTCGCATCAGCCGAACTAAGCGTTTGCAGCCAGACACTGACTGGTTGTCGATTACGCCATGGCGAAGGCGCTGAACTTCCATACGGTGGTTATCCAGGTATTGGCAATTACAATGCCTGATCGCCAGCAATGAACAACCAGACCCGTGCTGCAGCGCTGCTTGCCGCAGTGGCCGAAGCCCCCCGCGAAAGCTGCGGCCTGGTGGTGGTGGTGGGCGGCAAGGAGCGCTACTGGCCCTGCCGCAACATCAACCCGATTCAGACCGATTTCAGCATTGATCCAGCCGACTACCTGGCCGCCGCCCGGGCCGGAACAATCGTGGCGGTGATCCATTCCCATCCCGACGGCTTCCCACATCCATCTGATGCCGATCGCGCCGGCTGCGAGAAGTGGGGGATCCCCTGGCACATCGTCTCCCCGCACCTGGGTGACGGCCAGGGCCAGTGGTTCAGCTTCGAGCCCAGTGGCTGGAAGCCGCCGTTGATCGGCAGGCAATGGTCGTGGGGGGTTCACGACTGCTGGGCGCTAGTACGGGACTGGTACGCCGAGCAAAACCTGCCCCTGCCGGACTTCGAGCGGCCCGCTGACCCAGAAGAGTTCCTGCGCCAGCCCCTGTTCGAGAGCCTCTACGCCGAGGCCGGCTTCTTTGCGGTGCCCCGGGAGCAGATCCGGGCCGGCGATGCCGTTCTGCAAAGCCGTTTCGTGCCCGGGCTCAACCATGTGGGCGTCATCCTGCCCGATGGCCGCCTGCTCCATCACGTAGAGGGCCGCCTGTCGAGCTCCGACATCTACGGCGACGGCCACCAGCGCAGCACCGGCCGGGTGTTGCGACCGCTTGCCTGGAAGGACAAGAGCCCCTGGACTTAGGGGCCCTTAGGCGCTCGCCGCCGGCCCCCCCCGTGGCGGTATCAAATCCAGTGCTCCGGGATTTCCGGACAACTCGAGCGGACTGGGCTGATAGCTGGCAGCTAGCTCCCAGAATTTGGCTGCCAGCTCCCGGAATTTGGCCAAAAATCGGCAACCCTGACTTGGATTTCACTGGGCGCCCCTCGCCGCCCCCCGAGCGTTTGCCGTTCCCCGGGCGTTATCAAATCGAACTATCCGGTATTTCCGGACAGTTCAGAGGCGCTCGAACAGCCAGCTGGGCCGCCCTGGGGGGAGGGTGCTGCCGAGATCACCGCAGCCGATTTTGCCCTGGCCGATCAGCTGCCAGCCATCGCGGCTGGCGCCGATGCCGTGGTGGCGCGACCAATCGTTGATGCGGTGGGTGGTGATGCCCAGGATCCGGGCCAGCTCCGGGCCCGCAATCTGCTCACCTCGCCGGAACCGCCGAACCTGATCAGGCTCGATCGGCCGCAGGTGCCGGCAGACCATCGTTTCGGGTGGCTGGGCCGCCTGCCAGGGATCGGGCCCCGGCAACGGCGCCGATGAACGGCGACGGCGCCGGACCGGCAAATCCGCTGGGGTTGGGGTGGCCTGGGTGGCCGGCAGGGCCGCCACCGAACCAGTCGCCGAGAAATCTTCGGCAACTGGTAAGGCGGGCTTACAGGTTGGGGGGAGCACCAGCTGGGCATAGCGCTGCACCAACCAGCCCATGAAATGGGTGGCCAGGGGCCGGGCATAGCGCAGCGAGCGCGGCACCTCATGCGCCGCTCGGCCCTCGATGGCAGCTTCCACCTCCTTGGCATAGGCCGCAACGATCTCGTTCCAGTCCGCAGGGGCGGTCACCGCCGAGAACCCAAAAGCTGTGGCGGCTCCCCCCAGGGGGGTGGCTCCCGTGCCGGCCGCGGCGGCTCTGGCCCCTTGGGTCTGGGCCCCCTGGGCACCGGCATGCTGGGCCGCGGCGCCCTGGGCCTGCACCTGCAGCACCTCCAGAAACCAGCCATCCATCCAGACGGCAAAGGCGGGACTGATCCACCGGGCCAAATCCACGGCCAACCTGGGGTGGATCCAGGTGCCACGTAGGTGGTTTAGGCCTGTTGCAATCACCTGAATCAGGTCACCGCATTTTTGCGGCGACCCCAAATTTGCACCCAATGCAGCGAGGTAAGCCTGTGTGCGTTCAGATCTGAAATATGTGAACCATTCGCGGCCACCAGCCCGACACATGGCCGTGGCATTGACAAAGCCGTCAGCGGGCCGGCGCTGAATCTCCACACCGTTCCAGATGCGGCAATCCATCCCCATGGGGGAAGAAAAGCAATTCATGGGTTGCTCCCGCTCGAAACGGGGCTATCTGTAAAACTTGATGTCGCCACCAAGCCACCAGACATTACTGCATCCGTATGGAAATGGCATTAGGTGGAGGCTGGGCCTCCGATACCGGTGCCCAGGCCTGATGCCCAAGCTGAGCAGCGACAGACGGCACTGCTCCCGACGCCCAGCCTTGCGGTTAAGGCCGACCCAACCCCCAAAACGAGCGTACACGGTTCAGGATGAAAGGTTGGGAAAGAAAGGGGGGGCTGGAGAGGCCCCACAGCCACGGGGCTGGAGGGGGTTCCAGAGGCATGGCTCTGGAGGGGCTCCAGAGGCACGGGGCTGGTTAGTTGATGCCCAAAGCCTTTGCTCTCAGCTTTTCGGCCTCTGCATCCGAAATCAAAGCATCGTCTTTCATCTTTTGAATTCTTTCCAGTTGAAGCTGAACAGCATCCAGTGAAGGCCCCGCGGCCAGCCTGTTCGATCCGTCTTCCGATGCGGCTTTCCGCAGTTGCTCAAGCTGCTCTTTGCTCGCGACGGGAATTGCAATCCCCATAAGGATGTAAATAGGAATCCCAATCACGAAGAAAATAGAGCCAAAAGCAAACAGCAGACGGTAGGCCACAGCAGAGCCTCTGCCACTGACCTCTAACCCTTGGCATACCCCCGCAAGAATCGCCCCTTCTTTAACGCGATACAGCTTTGATTCAGACATGAAAACAAGACGACTTCTTCGACATTAGCGGCGCATGACTACCCTGGCAACAAAAAGTACATGGTTCCAGCAAGGCCGCGGCGGCAACTTGGACCATTTGCGTGCGGCCACGAAAATGGTGCTGACCAGACCGCTCGCGCCAACCCCCACCGTGCCACTGGAGTGGGCTCCGTAGCCTGGGACTATTCAGTGGTCGGTGGCATTGGAGCGAACCTTGAGGCTGTACGGGCCCCTGGCCGAGCGGACCGGCTACACGGTTTTGAGCGCCAATATCGCTTCGATTGGCGAAGCCGTGCGGTTCCTGGTCGCCAATTGGCCCGATCTGGAGGCCCTCATCGCCGGATACGACTGGCTGCTGTCGGAGGGCAGCTACAACCTCGGCGCCGATGAGATTCACTACCCCCTCGGCAGCGAGGACATCCACCTGGTGCCGATCGTGAGTGGTTCAGGATCGGCCGGCGCCAAGATTGTGGGTGGCATTCTGCTGGTGGCCGCATCGTTTGCGGTGCCGGGCATTGGCCTGGCGGCCTTGGGGCCCACCCTGTTTGGCGCCGGCATGAGCCTGGCCCTAGGCGGTGCCGCCCAGCTGCTGACACCCTCAACGCCCACTCCAGATCGCAACCGTGATCCCAAAGAGACCAACTCCTATTCGGTATCAGGGGTGCAGTTGACTTCTCGAGAGGGCACGCCCGTCAACATCCCAAGGGGCCGCATCGTCATGGGCGCCATCGTCATCTCAGCCGGCATCAGCACAAGTGAGTTGCCTGGGGCGGGCGCCAACAAGCGATCCATGACCCTGGTGGAAGCGATCCAGGCGACGGGCAAGCGATGAGGCAGATCCCCATAGACAGCCTGGTCAAGCTGCCACCATGGCCAGTGATCCAGGGGGCTGGCATCGGTGGCCAAAAAAAGGCCCAGGCCAGCCGTGGGGCCGCCACGGCGCCGGACACCCTTAACTCCACCCAGTACGCCCGGCTGCTGCTGCTGCTCGGGGAGGGCGAACAAGAGGGATGGCCGTCGGCCAGGGGCTATACGCGGGGCAGCAAGGCCTATGAAACCGCTCTGCTGAAAAATATTTATATCAACGGAACGCCAATTCTTAAGGCATCGGCAGATCCAAATAATCCGAAAACCACGGATTTTAACTTTCTAGGCGTTGTTGTTGAGCATCGCTATGGGACTGTTGACCAGTCTGCGATCAAAGGTTTCAATGCAACCGAATCCCAGCGAGGGGTTGGGCTGCCGGTAACAGCAGCGACGCCGCTGACACGCACGATTACAGATACTGCCGTTAATGCACTAAAAATTACCCTTAGCTGGCAAGCATTACAGCAGTATTACGATCCCAAGAATAAGGTATCAAAATCGTTGACTTCCAGCATCTTGAAAGGTGGCGTCAAGTCACCGCAGGAGGGCGATGTCATTGCGGTGGAGGTCAAATATCAGATCCAAGTGGCAACTGCAGGTGGCAGCTTCAAAACCGTGGTTGACACATCTGTGAAAGGCCGTTCTGGCGATCTGTTTCAACGCAGCCATGAAATCGAGATCTATGGCCCCTTCCCCGTAAGCGTGCGAGTGGTGCGAATCACCCCAGATTCAAACAACTCCAAAGTCAATGACACAATGGTTTGGAGTGACTATACAGAATTAATCTATGCAAAGCTTAGATACCCATATTCGGCGTTGTTGGCGTTGCAACTAGACGCCAAGTATTTCAGTTCCTGGCCGCAAGTATCCGTAGACCGGTTAGGTGTCAAAATTCCGATTCCTGACAATGCAACCGTCGAGCAAACCACCGGCCGGTTGATTTACTCCGGCATTTGGACGGGCAACTTTGCCGAAGCTCAATGGACGACCGATCCTGCCTGGCATTTTTACGACCAGGTCACCCATCCACGCTATGGGTTCGGCCATCGCTGCCCGCCTGAAACCGTCGATAAGTTTGCTCTGTATTCAATATCTAAATACTGCGCAGAACTTGTGTCTGATGGCAGGGGCGGTTTTGAGCCGCGTTTTGCCTGTTCAATCAACATCCAGAGCAGCGAAGACGCATACAAACTGATCAATCAGATGGCCAGTGTCTTTCGAGGCATGCCCCATTGGGGCAAAGGCTCGGTAACTGTTACGCAAGATGCCCCTGGCGATGCAATCGTCACCGTATCAAATGCAGACATATCGCCAGAAGGCTTTCGCTATGTCGGCTCCAGCCTGCGGGAGCGCCATACCGTCGCCGTTGTGCGGTATTTCAACAACGAGAAACAAGACTATGATTTTGTAACGGTACAAGATAAAAAGGCAATTCAGTTATATGGGGCAAAGGTCGCCAATATCGACGCTTTTGCCTGCACATCACCTGGGCAAGCCCATCGCGCAGGGGAATGGCTGCTTTACACCGAACAATACGAATCAGAAGTTGTGATGTTTGAGGGCACCGTGGCTCTGGGGGTGGAACTTCGGCCGGGCCTGCGGTTCAGAGCAGCTGATCGTCTCAAAAGCGGCGTAAGGCGAGCTGGCAAAACCATTGCAGGCACAACAACCAGCCTCACTGTTGATGATGCAACCCAGACTGATCTGCCAACCGGGGCAGATGCAACGATCACCGCCAAGCTGGTTGATGGAAATCTGGAGACACGATTCATTGGTTCTATCAGCGGTGTGGTTGTTACACCAGCCCTGCCATTCTCGGCAGCGCCATTGATTGGTGGCACTTGGTCAATTGACAACAACGCCATGCGCACAAGCCTGTGGACGGCTATTGGCATCACCGAAAGCAGTCGGACGAAATATATGGTTTCTGCATTGCGCCATAATCCAAGCAAATATGACTACATCGAGCGTGATATTCCATTAGATCTGCAAGTGTTTGCACCCCTTGAAATCAAGCCACCGGCGGCACCCTCCAGCGCAACAGCCATCGCCGTGGTAAATCCAGCCACACGGCAAACCGATATGCACCTCTCCTGGGAGGCCATTCCTGGGGCAGTCGAGTATGAGGTGGCGGTGCGCACCGTATGAGCAGCAACTGGCAGACCTACACAACCTCCACGCCATCGATCGTGCTCCCAGGGGTGGCCGATGGGAGATACGAGATCGAGGTGGTGGCAATTGATGCCTTTGGCAACCGCTCCGATCCCTTTGTGCCGCCCACCCAAGAGGTGGATCGATCGGCTACCGGCGTCATCGGCATTGATGGCAGCGTCGAGCGGGTGATGGATGCAGCCGTGGTGGCGCTGGGCAAATGGGTGGTGCAGGCCAGCTGGGCCCAGGTCGACAACGATTCGCTGAGCGTGGCAATTCGGCATTCGCCGGACATATCAGGCGCCACTTGGTCAACCAGCAACCCTCTGGTCAAAGGGGAAACTCCCAACGCCGAAGGTCAGATGCTGCTGCCGGCGTTGACGGGGACCTACCTATTTCGCCACCAAAATGGCAGCGGTGCTGTTTCATTAACGACCCCAGTTGTATTCCATGTCCCGGAATCTGCGGTAGAGGTAATTGCCACCATTGATGAAGCAGCAACAGGATTCACTGGTGTCAAAAGGAATTGTGCCTTCGATGCCTCGATTCAGGCCCTTCGATTAAACGATGAATACTGGGACGACCTGGCGTTGGATGGTGATTTTGATGCGTTGCCAGGGCCAATTGATGAGTATGGCGCACCAAGGGTAGATACAAATACATGGGATGATTTGGCGCAAGATGGCAACTTTGATGGGTTGCCAGGCCCGATTGACGACTACGGGTTTGACAGCAAAAGGGCAACTTATTACTTTGCAAGTGATTTTGATGCTGGCGCTGTGAAAGATTTGCAGCTGAGCCGCATAATCCGATCTCGCTCCAGATTGGTTGCCACTTCTTGGGATTCACTCCTGGGCCCAGTTGATGAAATTTTGAGCATTGACAATGCAACTGCAGAAAGCGGCATTGTCCAATTGGAATATCAAGATTCAAACGATGCCCTAAATTCCGGCCTGGCAGGCAGTTGGTCGGGCTGGAAGCCTTTGACGCGCAGCATTGTCCGAGCTCGATCGCTTCGGTTTCGAGCGTTGCTCTCGGTTGTTGATATAAATCAAGACGTTGTGGTTACTTCACTTGCTGTTCAAGTTGCTGTAGCCGCAAGCCTTAACAGCAATGCAGCACAAACCACGTACACAACAGCGGCGCTAGCTCCGAACGAAGTTGCAGATTTTGCAATGGAACTGGGAAAGCTTTCGATGCTTAAGGCTGTTCAGATTTCCGAGCCATCGTGGATTAGATTCTACAGATCTAGCGAACAGAGAGCATCGGACCCACGAACATCTCCAGGCGGGAGCATTCAGACAATGATTAGTCTACAAAACAAAAAGCCCTATGGAGAAGGTGTAACTACTTTGGCCTTTGAAACGCTTATCCCAAGCGGGATCCCTTCGCTGCTGGGGGACTCCGCTGGCTTTGTATATGTAAGACTTGTAAAACAAAGCGCAGGGACAGGGCCAGTCACTATAATAACGACAAGTATTCCACTGGAAAACTAACCAGCATGGCCGTTGTTGAGGAAACCTATCTAGCCACTGCAACATGGGCTGCCGCCACTGTATGTACTCGATTAGAGAGTGCATTGATTGACGCAGGATTAATGACTGCATGGCATGCCAGCTTTGTCTCTGGAGGAAGAGAGCATCGAGTTCTTGAGATTATCTATAACGGAGCCAAGGCATACGGAAAAACATATTATTGGTTCACTGTTGACGGAACAGGTATTTGGTGCAGAACCAGTACCGGATGGAACACTACAGCAAATATCCCGAGCGGCCCTGGCGTTGCTGGCACGCAGTACGTGGACTGGTTTGATACCAATACCACCGCCAATAACGCTGCTCATTTACTGCTAAGTATATCGGCTTCAATTAACTTTACGATTACTCGCGCAACTTCGGGCGGCAGAAGCTTTTTCCTGCTGCGAACGGGTACGACATCTCGATTGCTTACTATTGACCCGGCTGGCACAACCTTCAAGGCTTTCTACGATCTTGACCTGGGATACCACAGCGGCATATATTCAGTTGAAGCGTCATCAAAGCAGATTAGATTTAACTCTCTACAAAGAAATAGGCGTGAGCTTTTACTTGGATCTTGCCTTAACGGAAGCACCAGTTCCCCTGAATTTCGGGCTCTTGTGTCGGTCAGCCCTTTTTCTATTCCCGTCAACTTTGGGAGCAACAGCACAGTCGTATTTCCCGATTCGGGGTTTGCACTTCCAGGTTGGACAACGGCGTCCAATCCAAGCGCTGGATCAAACTTCAACCCTGTTCATCGGGGCTTACGTTTAACCAGCGTACACGCAGCAGACATGCCTAACGACTTTGGGATTGCGTCACTCAAAATTAGCAACATCTCAGCCGTTGGAGACAATGCGAATGTCACCAACGGCGTGGAAGAGTACAAGATCGGAGCTCTCAATAACGATGGCATCATTGGGGGGATCACAAGCAACCCCATATTTGTTTATCGCACAATCGGTTCCGACTTGTGACAATAACAACGGCTCAAAATTTATCAGGAGGGCCCTGGGATGGCAGTGGGGTCGGGGGAAGCATCACAACCCTTGGAAATTCAAGTCCACCATCAGCGGTCTCCCCGTCAGGCTTTAGCGCTTCGATCAGTGGCGTGAACCCGACGACATCAACAATTGGGGCGCCGGAAGGTATTGTCACTGTTACCACTGGATTCGACCCTGTGGCGGTAGCGGCATTACAAGTTATGCTGCCATCAACTGGCTGGATTTGGCCAAATGGTACATGCTGAAAGGAAAAGAGAGGCTATTGCATACCACTTGCCAAATCACTTAACCTGATCAAGTTTCAGAATTGACATGGCCCAACACGATTTCGAAATTAGCAACTCCTCCGGTTTGGCCCTTCGGGAGGATGTGCAATTGGCGCTGGAGGCGCTAGTAACGCAAAACTCTGGCAGTTTGCCACCTGCTATTACTTATCCATTCATGACTTGGCCTGATACGGGATCAGGCCTAATGATGCAACGAAACAGCACCGACACAGAATGGTTAGTCAAAGGAATACTCAATAGCAATGGATACCCATTTTGGTTTCGCCTGAATACAGCGCTTGCTGGGGCCAATATCAACACTGCCCAGAATCTACTTGGAGCAGGTGTCACGTTGGCCGTTGGCACCTACGAATTTGAGATCCTGTTCAGCCTGCTGAAGACGGCAGGCACCACGGCACACACTGCGGCAATCGGCTTTGGTGGCACGGCCCTGCTGAGCAGCATTGCGTACCAGCTGGTTTATCGATCACAAGATGGCGGTACCTTCCCGCCTGCGGCTCTTAGCCCGGCCTTCACGACCTGGCTGCAGACTGCCACCCCTGCGGTGATTTCCGGATCCCTCAGCAGCGCCAGCGCCAGCCACCACGGCTTGATCCGAGGGACTGTCGCCATCAGCACTCCCGGCACTTTTACCCCTCAATACCTGCTCTCGGCGGCCCCGGGTGGCGCTTACACCACCGGTGCCGGGTCCTTCATGCGAATTGCCCCAATCCAAACCCGGGCAGCTGACTGGTCGTGATGATTCCCAGATTTGCTTAACCTGAGCAAACACAAGTCATGCAATGGGCGTCGGCGAAACAATTGCCCTGGTTGCCGTAGGACTTACGGGCGTAGGAATGCTTGGGGCAGGGGTGAAATCAGCAATTGAGGCTTTGTGGAGCATCTCCAGAGGCTTAGGGGCCTTTGAAGGAAAAATTCTAGAAATTTTAAACCGCCATGATAAAGAATTAGCAAGTCTAGACGAACGATTCCGACATGTAGAGGATAAAGTTAGATGAAACGCTATCAGATTGTGTGTTTGGCATTTGTGGGGTTATTCCTGGCGATTGGTGCAACCCACGCCTCTGTGGGCTGGTTACGTTGTACACAAAGTCATGGGGGACTGGCTTGCAGATCCTTTCAGTCGGATGCCGTAGCTGGTTGGAGTCTGGTCGCAAACGCCTTTCAAGGAATTGCGTTTAAAGGGGAATAAAATATTCATTGGATCTTTTTAGAAACTTTGATTAAAATAAACTCATCGTTTGGGAAGGTTTCAGTTGTGCCATCGGCATAGGTCACATCAAATTCGGCTTCATAAATGCCACTTGTGTTCCCTGTTTGCCATGAATATTCCACCGTTGGCGTATCCTTTTCGATCACGACCACGGCAGAATCATTAATCAACGTAGCCCCACCACGCGAGAGTAGCTCGCGCATTTGAAACAGCACTGTTGCCCCCGTCAGATCCACCGTTGGCGGGTATAGCTCATATCGAATGGCGGGCGATGTGTTGCCCTCCTTTATGTAAAACGTATCCATCGGAACCTCAGATTACAATGCGCCCGCCACGGCGTGATATAGCTAGTGTACCGCCATTTGCTCGATCGCCAGGAAAGGCAAAGCGGGTGGAAATCATGGATGGCCCGTACCCAATCACCGTGGCCACCCCCATCGCTGTGCCCGCAGCACTGGCGGTCGACGCGCCCTGCCCCGATGCTGTGGCCGCTCCAAAGGCAACGCCGGCAACGGACAGAATCAGCGCCACCTGGGCCTGCACCGTGGCCGCGCCTGCCGCCGATCCAGCGGCGGCGGCGATGGCCGCGCCCTGCCCCGATGCTGTGGCCGCGCCAGAGGACGCTCCGGCAAAAGCCAGAATCAGCGCGCCCTGGGCCTGCGCCGTGGCCAAACCGGCGACCGATCCTGCACCCGCAACAATTCCACCGCCCGACGGGCTTTGGCCCGCCGCCGTGGCCGCGCCTGCCGCCGATCCAGCGGCGGCGGCGATGGCCGCGCCCTGCCCACTTGCAGTTGCCACACTTGCCGAAGACCCAGTGGCGGCAGCGCTGGACTGGCACTGGCCGGACACGGTTGCAGCGCCGTTTGAAGCCCCGGCTCCGGCTGCCACCGAGCCTGCAACCGAGCCATCGCCGAGCACCGTTGCCGTGCTGGACGCCGATCCAGTTGCAGCGGCAATGGCCTGGCCTTGTGCTGATGCTGTGGCACCAGCTGCTGACGAGCCAGAAGCGGATGCCACCGAGCCACCGACACCGCTTGTCGTTGTAAAACCCGCCGACGATCCAATAACGGCAGCAATGGCCTGGCCTTGTCCTGATGCTGTGGCAACACCAGCCGACGACCCAACGGCGCTTGCTATCGATTCGCCAACGGAGCCGAGACCGGCTGCCGTGGCAATACCTGATGACGATCCAGTCGCAGATGCAACAGACTCGCTCTGTGCGTGAGCGGTGGCAGTGCCCGTTGAAGAGCCCGCAGCGCCGGCGATCCCATCGCCACCAGCTGCTCCTGTCCCGAGTTGCGGTACCCGGAGGCGCAGCATGTATTAGTCCCCGATCAGTGGTGGACGATTACGAAAGGGGTGTGATGCGCTCAGCAAGTTCCTAAAGGAACCGAGCCACGCATACAATCCCTGCAGTAAGTCAACCTCCTTGCTGTTCCACACGCCGTTGAAATGTATAAAAGTAGCGAGGTCGCCGTTGAACCAATCTGCTGCAGTTGCGCTTGCAAAACGCGAGCCGATCCGATACGGTGCAACGCTCGATGTTGTGTTTGTGCTTATTGTTCCGTTCACCCGATTCCCGTTTACTGATATGAACGAATTAGCTCCATTATAGACAACCGCGATGGCCTGCCATCCAAAAATGGATGTGACTGGGGAAACAAGCGAACCGCCGCTGCCGTCACGCGAAGCCGTCACTCGTCCGGTCGCGTTTGTTATCTCTAACTGCCGCCTTGATAAAGCATTGTCCGCGCCCGTATCTAAGATGTTTTCGCCATTGACACTCGGGTTTGCGCTCCTCAGCACCAGGAACAGGCTTTGGTTTGCGCCAGAAAAAGCCACATTGCTGCTGTCCAGATTGTTCTGGCCCGTGCGCGAGAATTTTAGCGACGGCAGATCCGACGCAACGCCGGGTGTGTATGTCGGCCTGCGGGCATCCGTAGCCTGTGAAAAGCTGCCCGGCCGTTCAATCGCGTCTTGGATGGAAACCACTTTGCCGCCGCTTTCCAGGGTCATGCACTGTGGCAGTGCAGCGTCAAAAAAGAACGTTGTGCGGGCAGTGCCCAGCAGAGCAGCAGACCACAGGCGCCCCTGCAGCTGCGCCTCGTCCAGCTGTGACGTACCGCGTGGCACTAGCTGACTTCCTCGCTGTAGGTGCGGATATAGAACTCGTTCCCGCTTCCGGGGGTGCTGACACCTGCATTATTCACAATCTGAAAAATACAAGGGAAGGGATACACTCTGATCATCTTGAAAATCACAACCTTTGCACCCGTAGTTGTTGTCAGCCCTTCTACATAGCTATCAAAAGACCCACCGTTAAGATCTGGTGTATCCGTTCCGTCGCCGCAATATACACGCAGCGTGATTGAACCGCCCGCCATTGGCGTTAGGGATCCCAGTTTGACCGTGACAATCCCGTGAGGGTCTTTCACATTGCTGAGATCCAAGTTGATCGCCGCTCCAGCGGAGCCGTTTGCTATCGAGTTAAATGTTGTGCCAGCAAGGTTAGATGACCTTGTGCTTGGCGTTGTCCACTTTACGACGGCCATCAGGCATTACCCCTTGCAATACCGACATCGCGAATTGTAACCTCACCCACGCCTTCTATGTCGGCCCATGATTGATCAACGTCTGCCCGTGACATCATTGCGTTGCGGGTGTCATTTGTTAAAATCTGCGCAAGTACCAGACGGTCCAGCAGTAGAGCTGTTGCGTCGTATATCGCCGGGACGCTGGCGCGGATTATGTGTAATTGCATGATAGCGTCGCGTAGAACGATACACGCGCCGCGCACTTGTTGCGGAGCTTGAGTATTTTCGGCAGTAACAACCACTGCGGCCCATTCTCCCGTTGAAAGCAAGATCTCCCTGGCGTCGTATGTTCCCACATCGACTCGTTTTTTTGGCAAAGTGTTGTCTGGCGCATTAAGAGCGGCGGCGACATCCGACTCTGCCATCCCAGCAAACTGCGCCACCTTTGCCGCGATCTTCTGTTCCCGCTCCGTCATTTATCACCCCCCTGCTTGCCAGAATAAAGACATAATCATTCCTCGGTGACTGTGGTGGTCGAAAGTATGCGAGGAGTAACGCCAGGAGCTATGGCAATGGGCGGGGTGAGCGTTCCTTTGTAGAGCACCAAGGCCGCGCCTGAAGATGCAACCCCAATCGCAAAATGCGTGGCATTCCCAGTGCCCACCGTACAGTTCGGAAAATCGACATGTGCTGCAGGTGACACCGAGTTGTCCGTCACCGTGAACCCGGCGCTGGATCGCGCACCGCCGACGCGGGCATAGCCGGTGTAGGACACCTCATTGGTGGCCTGTGTGCCTACCTCACCGGGATCTGCCGTGTGCAATGAAAAGAACAGCTGCCCCGCCGTTACTGACCCCCGCAATCCGGTCGCGTCACCGATATTGGCGATGGGTTCATTTAGGAACACTTGCCGCAACCAGGCGTTTTCAAAAGCATTCGATTTAGACATTTTAATTTCCTGTGTTTAGCGGCTGGATGAAGGCGGACCTAGAGGCGTCACTGGTGGTGACTCCGGTTTTAACGGCGGCCAGGTCTACAGCATTTTACCGACTCCGACCCAACTGATCCGGGAATCTTCCTGCCAGGGACGCAACGGCAGCCCATTCATTTAGAAAACCAAGACCCCGATGGGCCAGCTGACTGAGGTTGAGGCTCAAGCGGACCGAGCAAGTCACGAACTAGGCACCGGCCAGACCAAACCCGTTGCCAGGCCTAGCTATTGCTCAAACTCATAATTCGCCTTAGCCGAGTTCGATCCTCGGGACCCCCATCCCAAAAACCATAGTCAGGACAGGGGATCTCATCCAGCTGTGGCCATCCAGCCGGGCCTTCAGAAGGCACAAAAAGGCCTGAAAAGGCCCATAAGGGGCCAAAGTAGGCACGCTTTTAGGCACGGCCGATGCCCAAGGACCCGTATCTCTCCCGCGTCAACCGGGCCCTCCGTGCACTTGGAGCCAGCGTGTCGATGGAGGTCTCGCCGTCCGGCGGCCGGCTGCGGTTGCGTGGCACCCTGCCAATGGCAGATGGCACCTGGAAGCAACGCCGGATCGTTACCGCCTTTCCCTATCCCGCTGGGATTGACCAAGCCCGGGTGCTGGCTGAGCAGCTGGGCCAGGACATCGAGCTGCATCGCCGCGGCCTTCAGCCGTTCCCTTTTGACCGCTGGTCCCAGGCTGGTGCCGGATCGAGCAATTGGGCTGCTCGGGAAGGCATCAGCGGGCATGAAGCGATCCGGCGGACCGAGATCTGGTGGCACGAGCGGCGCCAGCGTGGCCCAAAATCGGCGGTGAGCTGGGCAACGGCCTACGGGGGGCCGCTGCGGCCACTGCTGCAGCAGCAGGATGTGACGCTCGACATTCTGCGAGCCCTGGTGGCAAGCAAGCCTGTTGGTGGGTGCGCACGGCGCAAGGCGGCATTGGCAGCGACGGCTGTGGCGCAGGCCCTGGCAATGGGCATGGAGGCTGTGCAAGAGCTGCGGGATCTCGGGAAGGGCTACAGCCCCTCGAAGGCGCGGCCGCGCAGCCTGCCCGATGACCAGGTGATCATCGATGCGATCGATGGAATGCCCGCCAATTGGCAGTGGGTTGCCGGAATCTGCGCCACCTATGGCACCCGCCCCCACGAGGCCCTGCTGATGGCCTCTGTCGAAAGTAATGGGCTGGCCGTGGTCCGGGCGGGGAAGACTGGTGCTCGAAAGAGCTTGCCGCTGCCAAAGGCCTGGATCGAGCGATGGAACCTCCAGGAGCAACGGCTGCCGGCAATCAATTTCGAACGGGACAGCCGAACCGTGGGGGCGCAGCTGGCGGTGGCCTTTCGCCGGTTCCAGGTGCCGTTTCAGCCGTACGACCTTCGCCATGCCTGGGCCGTGCGGGCCATCTCCAACCCGCAGATCAGCCCATCTCTGGCAGCCAAGAGCCTGGGCCATTCCTTGATGGTCCACACCACGCTGTACCAGCGTTATTTCGACAATGACTCGATGGCATCACTTGTGGCGCAGATGTGAGGCATAGCCCTCCACATCCACCAGGAGCCGCCGCCGCTTGCTGCTGTCCTCATTTGTGTCCCTGACGAACTTGGGAGGGATTGTGCCCCGGTCAATAGCCCCCCGCAGCGCTTTGGCACTGGAAAAGCGCAAAACTTCGGCGGCTGCGGGCAGGGGCAGCCAAAGGCTTTTCGGGTTGGACGGCCTGGCATGCAGCTGGAAACCGGCCAATAGCCTGTCCAGCTGCTCTGCAATGTCGTCGAGGCGCTTGTTGATTGCCTCGGCTGCAGCATCGCCCATGGCTTCAGTTGGTGAGCTGGACGCCACTGGCCTCTTTTAACTCGTGGATGGTGCGCCGCGCCGGCAGGGACTGCAACGGCAGATCAGGCTGGAAAGGATCGTTGCGGCTCAGTGACCCCGATTCTTCATCGAAGAAGAAGAACGATGGATCCACTTCAGCCGTGGGCTTGCGAAGAACCACCTTGTCTTCGACAAGCATCTGAATGCCGCGGCCAGCCTTTTTGACCTTGATGGTGAGGGTGAGGCTGCCGGACTTGTCGGTGGCCATCACCGCCTGGGTGAGCTCGGCCAGGGCCACGGTGAGCTCGCCGTGCAAGGCGCCTTGACGCTGAAGAAACAGCCAGGCCGAAAAGGCTTGCAAGTTTGCGGTCTCGCCGTTGGCCGCGGCGTCATCGGTGGCTGGTAAACCTGAGGATTCGTAAGTCATTTTGAGCTTTTATGAAAGAGGAAGAAAAAGCTGATGTACTGAAGCAAAATGGCAAAAAAAGCAATGCAAAAGAGGCTTTGATCTGTCACAGCGGGCCAGCTCAGATGCCGTTAAAGAGCATGAACATCACGCTCAAATACTGCGCGCACCATTGGCGGTGCATCTAATGGAACACCATGGAGTTGTTCGTCGACTAGATGCACCGCCAATGGTGCGCGTCGACAGCGGCCAACAACAATCACACAGCTCGGATCTTTATAGCCAAAGTCTACAGCGATATCTGTGCGATCCTTTACCAACTTGTCAAGTTGGTCGATCCTTGCGTTTAGCGCAATCACATCGACGTGATGTTGAGAGCTAACCGCTCTAATCATTCCGCCCAATCGGGCCATATCCTGAGAGTAGTTAGCCCTTAAATCTCTAAGAAACGCAAGTGCGTTCCACCAGTTCTTGAATCCCATGGAGAAAAAATGCAAAGGGGAGAAAGCAAGGTATGAATTGATCACAGCGGACCAGCCGGAATGCCGTGGTAGACAACTAGGTCGGTTTGTTCTTCAATCACCTTGATGGCATCGTTAATTGAGGATCGCAAGATTTGATCCGGCCTATCCAGCAGCAGCCGCAGGGTTAATCTTTGGTCGCGCAATGAATACCTAAATCGTGCTGGGACTTTGAAGGGATCCGATCCTTCGAAAGGCGCCAAGGCCAAGGTGATGCTTTTGGGAATTTTCAGCTGGTTCTGCCTGCCGGCACTGGCGTTGTGCTCTTCGGTATATTGAAAACTTACTTCACCGGAAGCCAGCCTTAATGCCTGCTGGAATTTTACTCCAGAAGCAACAGAAAGACTGGAGGCAATCTCCAACAAGTCTGCCGCGTCTGGTTCCACAATGTCAGCCAGGTGGTCTTCCAAGAAATCGGCGAATTCATCTTGAGGATGGTTTTTCTTGCAGAATTCAAACCATTCGGACCACGCTGCAGTGAGCTGGAATTCCAAGATTGCTCGATGAGCGCCCCAGCCAGGTTCTTGCTCTTTAAGATCCGAAGGGCTGTGGCGGCAATGGCCATCCAATACGGCCGTGATTGTGTTCTGTTTGCAATCAGCCCATAGCTCAGCCCGTGGGCCAGGATGGATGTGACTATTGATATAGTCAATAAATCCATTTAATTGATGAAATCTGAAAGTGCCTGATGGCCTTAATGGTGGCAAGCCAATTTCACAACGGTAGCCATTTCCCGTCAGATCAAGGATTTCCATGGTGCCCTTACCGGTATGGGCCCAGTAAATCCTTTGAGGCTCAACTTCAAGCGGCTTGCACGCAGATTGGGCAATTTCAGCGACAGCGTCGGCTTCTGTCCTCAAGCCTTCGTTACTCCAAGCGGCATGAACAATTGGATCAGAGTTGGCCATGGCGGAAAAAATTGAATGTGGGGAAAAGTTGCGGGTTGTCAGGCGTGGATGATGGAAACGGAGCTAACCAAAACCTTCACCGACTGCCGGGGGGAGATCAGGTGTCGCAATCTCATCGCGGAGCTTTGCTCGCAGCAGCGCTTCCCATTGCTCGGGGTGCGCTGCAATCCACTCGCGGGCGGAATTGCAATGCTCGATTGGGGGCAGCCCTTGGCGCGATCGCCAGGCATTGGCTGCACAACGCGAGCATTGGGCTCCGGTGCCGGGTTGATGGCATAGATCAAGCTGCTCCAGGGTCCAGTACCCATCCAAAACACCCATAGCCGCTCGCTGGCCCCAGTTCGTAACGCCCCTCTCAAGCCGAGAGCGCGTAACCACTCCCTCGCCAACGGAGACTGCGGAGATGTCAACTGTGGCCTCTGAAGCGACCAGATCATCCATGGTCGTGGGTGATTCCATCACGCCTCAGCCAGCTGGGGTTCGGCGGCCGCGGCCATTGCAGGCTCAAGCGGATTGACCACGCCAGTAGCCGCGGCCAGGGCCAACAGGGACTCGATGCGCTCGGCCCGGGTCTTCGGTGGCGGCTGGATCGCCTGGGCAGGAGGCAGGGCAAAAGCCCGGTGCTCCGCAGGCACCGGCTGTAGAGGGGTGAAAGTCCCCGCAGCGGCCAGCCGCTGGGGCAGATCACTCCGCAGCCCGCGACCCACACACGGGGAAATGCCCTGGCAGGGATAGAGATACCGAAGCAAGGCCATGTGCAAAGCCATGTCTGGCACGGGCTCAGGATCCAGCAACAGCTGTTGTGCCGCAAAAATCAAATGAGCCTTGTTCAGCTCTTGCCGTGCCTGCTGCGGAAAGGTCAAAAACGCAAACGTGTGATCATCGCCAGTGAGCTTCTTGGCAAAGCGCTGGAGGGACGAAAGGCTCTCCAGCACGTCAAACAGGTCATCGGAACTGATCGTCATGGGCCCTCCGTACCTCGTGGTTGATCCCCCGATTCATCGCATCCCGCTTCTGCTGGCGCAGGTCGGAAGGGTCAAAATTCGGTTTGCCGGATCGTAGCATCCTGGATTCTGTATGGGCGAGGGCAAGCGTAAAATCGCTTGTTGTCGCTGCCTCCGCCAAGCCTGCAATCACCCGGCGGTGTCCCTCGTGGCCCAGGGATTGCCAGCCGGCTTCGGCTGCCTGTTCGAGGTAGCCCTCCAGCACGCCGTGCTCAACCGCCAGGCGAATGGCGTTCAAGGTCCGGGTTCCCAACTGCAGCCGATCGGCCCGGGGATGGACGCGGCAGCGGCGCTGCCACCAGGTCGCCAGCAGATCCAGCAGATCTGGCTCCAACTCCGGGGCATCGCCCGGCAAGGGGCAAGCCTGCGCCGAGCGGCTTTTGGCGGTGGCCGCGGCCTTCGGTTGGGCTTTGGGTTTGCTTGCCGCTGCAGCTGCGACAACGGGTTCAGCGGTGATTGGGCTGGTGGCCGCGGCCACCGGTGCCGGGTCACCGGGGGCATCCGTCGGGGTCGGTTCAACCGGATCAAGGCTGATCACCTCCGTCACCTCGACCACGCTGGCGGGTTCGTCCCCCGGTGCGCGCAGCGCAGTGGGGGATACAGGGGGTTCTAAAGGCTGTTCTTCTTTCTTCTTGTTAAGTACTTCTTGTTTGTATCCCCCATTTGGGGGAGGGGTCCCCTCCCCCGGTTGGGGTAGGGGTACCTCACCCCTTTTGGGGTATCCCCCATTTGGGGGAACCCCCCGTCTGGGGGATACCCCTTTCGGGGGAGTTCCCCTGCCAGGGGATGGGCCACTGTTTTGACGAGGCTCTTCCCCAGTGTTCATTAAGGTTTTGCCAAATACTGCCGGCTCGGATCGCACATGAAAAACGGTCGTGAAACCAGGCCGTTGGACACTGGTGACCCAGCCCCCGGCCTCAAGCCATCGATGGGCTTGACGCACGTCATCAGCCTTCATCCCGCATTCCACGCTCTGGGTTTCAATCGACGGGTAGGCCTTGTCGTCGGTGCCGGCATGATCCCAAAGCCATGCGTAGACGAACAAATGGTTCTTCCGGTCTCTGCAATCCCGCAGCAACTGCTTAGGGACAATGACAAAATCAGTACGCTTAAGGGTTGACTGATCTGGCTGTGATGGCATAGAATTCAGATGTTGAATGTGATGGAAGAGGGCCTGGCCTGACTGGGCTCGACGCCTTACGGATCGCTGGGGAGCGGCTGTAAGCACACGTTCTGCAAAGAACCCCGGTTCGGCCCCGGGGTTTCTTTGTGGATGCAGACATAGGCCATCCACGAAACAGGATAGGGGCTTGCTGGCGTCCCGAACAACTGATGGGCGGGAATCGGGCAGAATGCAAGAGCCACCCTTCTCCATGCGGACACGGTCATTGCCCAAAGCCATCCCGCCAGAACTGCAGCGCTTTGCGCGCGGGCAAGAGACCTTCGCCGCTTTGACTCGCAGTTGGATGGCGCGCTCGGGCTGGAGCTATGCCGCCATGGCCGACCTGGCCGAAGCCGCCGTTGTCGCCCTGGAGGCGAACGGCATCCCCGGCATGGGGCAGGGCCCTTATGCCAAGGATGACCTCGCCGTTGCCAATGGCCACGTCTGGCGCGCCAAGAGGGATGGCATTGGCAGCAACACCACCATCCCCAAACTGAATCAGGAATCAGAGGACTGGGAACGGGTCGCCACCGTGCGCAGGATTTTTGCCTCCCAGATCAACAACCTGCAACGCCAACTGCTCAAGCAGGTATCGCCGGTGATTTTTGACAGCTACGGGCTGCTCAACAAATACATTGAGGCCGTCCAGACCGGCAAACTGCCAGCACCCAAATCAGAGGTGCTAGCTCGCCATATCAGCAGCGCTGTAACGATCACCGACGAACAGGGCCTTTACGGCGCCGAAGAATTTTTTAGCGTTTATCTGGGAAACTTGTCCCCGGAAATCGTGGAACCGGTGGTGAACGATCAGGAAGCTCGATCCATTAGCGCAGCCGTAGCCAAGAAAATTCGCGAAGGCATTCAGGCCTGCAAACTTGATCTGATCGACGACTGGAGCCAGTTCCTCTCCTGTTACCCCACATCAAACCCTGAGCGACTGGCCCGCATCCGCGAGGTCGCCCTTGGCCTTGGTGCCTGGTCAGCGGATCAGGTGCGCGACGAGGAGGCCGCCGTCGCCATCGCCCTGGTCCGCCTGGCCAGCCGCAATCGGCCGCAGCTCAGCGATGCCTCAGCAACCGCTGCACCAGCACTGGAGGAATCCCAAGCATCAACCCAGGGGCAGGGCTGACGGGGCCGCGGCGGTCCCACTGCTCCCACGTTCGTACGCCAGCTCCACCTGCTCATTGCTCTCCGGGCACCGCCAGCGCAACACCAGCCGGTCCACAGGCCAGAGCAACAACCATTGCGAGCGAGCCCGCCAAACCTTGTCGGCAGCTTCTGCCGAGCTGGTCTCACATGTCAGATCCGAACCTGTAACCGCAAAAATCAGCGCTGGAACCGTCACGGGCAAAGCAATGGGCATCGGCATACAGGATCTTGGATGGGTGCTATCCTTTGGCTGTCCAGCCCACCATACTGATTTGTGGATGTTCCCCAACAGGGCACCGAGCCCACGCTCACGGATGAAAAACCGGATCATCAACCGGAAAACCTTCGCTTACAAGTTCTTGAAAAAAGGCTCGCAAAATTAGGCGAGTGGGCCTTATCTGCCCAGGAAGGGTTCAGAGGCCTACAAGAAAAACAAGACCTGATTGCCGCTGACCTCGCTTCTCATCAGGCAGCATTACAAACTCAACAGCAGACCGCGGCTGTTGACGTGGTGATGGGTTACAGGCCTTCAGGTGAGCAGCTAATCCTGCTGTTTGAGGCCTTGGCGCAGTGGCAATGCGGTGCCCCTGAGGTTGAGAAATCAGCCCGGGCCAGTTTCAAAACCAAAGACAATAACGAAGGAGGAGGAGGGGGGAAAGATGTAAATTATTCTTACGCGACGCCAGGAGAAATTTCCTCGCTGGCACGGACAGCAGGAGAAGTTGGGCTAGCGCATTTTCATCGAGAAATTGTTCTTTCAGATTATAGTGTCATTAGAACTTATTTGTTACATAAGGGCGGTGGTTTTATTTACTCAGACGTGCCACTTTTGACGAGGGAAAATAAATTACTTAGTCCTATGCAAGTTTGGTCAGTGGCTAACACTTCGGCAAGGCGACTAGGACTCCTTTCGGTCTTAGGCATCATGCCAAGCGACACCGATGATGATGGCAATCCGCGCCAGCCAGAGGGCCAGGCAAATGGCCGCGGCCGATCAATTCGAACTGTGGGTGCAAGTTTGGGCTCCTCCACCAGACTGGGAGAAAAACCACCGCCATTGCCTGAAGCGAACATAAAGCGCATCCCAACTTCCAAACCTGCTGCCGTAGGGGCGGAGCCTGGGCAAGCGGAAGCACCGATTCCAACCACAGCAACGGCCGGCTATGTGCCCGCATGATGACCCTTGCCATCAAGCCATCCTTTTTGCTATTGCGCTGGCGAGTCAATTCTCAATGGCGTTGTTTGAGTTTCTCAACCCATGATCCTCAATGGCGCGAGACATTCCAAACGATGGTGCGCAACCAATTGCAAGTCCATTTGATTTATCCTCCAACCAAAGCATCTAAAGACCATGTCACGAATTGTTCGAACAGCTGAGCCTGATGTCTTCTTTCATGAAGACGCCGGTTATCTCATCCCTCCTAAACAGAGCAATCTGGCGCCAGTGCTGTTGATTGCCCGATGTGGCACCCTAGGACTGCGTGCCAATGGCACCCTGGTTCGCTTGCACCGGCCTGAGGAATGGTCAGCCGGCATGCACGGCATGTACGGCGAATGGAGCGAGATTGAGATGAATTGCCGAGGGCTTACCTGGGATGAAGATAGAACAAAGACTTTGTTGGAACAAACAGAATCCATGCTTCTGTTGCCCGAAAAAAGCTTGAGCCAAGAGACCCTTGCGATAGCTTGCCTTGTTTGGGCCCAGGCCCACATCGTAAGCCTCATGCCGTACAAGAAAGCGCAGATTCGCATAGAAGAACTTCAAGAAGCCATTGAAGATGTCAAGAAGAAGAACAGTAAGCTAAAAGCAGCTTTGACTAAATCTAAAAATTCCTGAAGCAAACTAACTACTAATTTTATTGCCTCCCATGAACACAATTCAAATCATTGGCAAGATCACTCGCGAACCGGAAATAGACGGAGAAATTACGAGAATGGAGTTAGCTTCCTTCGACAATCAAGATCCAAGGCCAATCTGGTTCAAGGTTTCCGTCAAGGGGCACAAAAAACTGATGGCAAGCATCAAGAAGGAATCATTGGTGGCCATTACAGGCTCTATGAAATCTATGCACTGGCCCAACCCAGCCACAAATGTAACCTATAGGACACTGGTCCTATGCGCAACATCTGTGCATTTGCTAGAAGATTTTAGAAATCGCCTGTCAATTGTCCATCAAGATGAGGCAAAGCCCAGCTTGGAATGCCGCATCCGAGATCCGCACCGTGGGGCAATTGAACAACATATCACTAGCGCTAAGCGATCTGGAGGTTTACTCGCATGAATCATGCAACACAAGGCCATGCCACAGACGAACAAGTGTTCCCCTTGTTATGCAAACAAGTGAATCAAGATAATCAAGTAAGATGGATTAAAACCAAGATTGGCGAGATCCTGTCTCGACATTTTGTCATTACTGAAGCGCATCTCAGGACAGAGCTGGCTTCCTATGCGGAGCGATTAACAGACGGCGATGGTAAAGATATGTTGTGCCTTGTTTTAGAACAGATGGTATTGCGAAAGCAACTCCAGCGATGGCAGCCCTATCCAGGCATGCCACCTTCAACCTTTGGAAATGATGATTTTGTCTATTTAATGCCATCACAGGGAGACTTTGATGTTTTTGATTCAATTGAACAGCTTGAACCACAAATAACCGAGCAAACAACTCGTGAGTTGCCGCAAACGCCACTCTCTTTAGCCAACCGTTTGGCAGCCGCTGCGTGTAAGGGTAGTGGCATTTGTGAAGCCATAACCCCAAAGACTGATGGGTATTGTGCTGTCTGCAGACAAATGAGCGCTGCAGTTGCCGCAGAGCTGGCCAAGGAACTACGCGAACGCCACGGTGGCAGCACCCAGGTTGCGGACATGCTCGATGGGTTGTTGGGATGAGCACAGGCAAAAGGCCCAAAACAAACTTATCAGCAAATGTATCAACCAAGAAACGAAGTCGCTTGGAGAATGTTTTTAGCGCTAAATGGCTGCGCGATTACCCTCATTTGCATTTTGAACGTGAATATGTGATTCCTGGCTGGCGGGCATGGGCCGAAGAAAAAAAACAACTGGGCCTTGTTACCAGACGGGTTCCGTTCAAGGCTGATTTTGCTTGGCCTCAAGCGTGTGTAGTTGTGGAGGTTCAAGGCGGCACTTTTGTCGTTGGCGGCCATTCGACTGGGCCAGGCATTGAGCGCGACGCCATCAAAAGCCTTACAGCTCAAGTCAGCGGTTGGGCGCTGATCTGCCTAACTGACAAGATGTTGACTCGCAATGGCGAGAAGATATGGCTGCCGAAACTGGCATCATTTATTGTCGCTCGAACCGCATCAAAAGCAGCAATGCGTGAGATCGCCATAAAGCAATCTGTTGAAAACCTGATGATGCAAGGCTGATGGCTATTGAAACGCAAGGCTTTTGGCTCTCTCTGTGGGGCAGAACCCTGGATTCCAGTGCGATTGTGGAGCTGCAGACTGGTCAGCCACGCAAATTTCTGCCGCCCGGGACATTCTGTAAGCCAGCAAAAGCCAGTGTTAAAGATGTGTTGGCAGAAGAAGCCTATAACATTCGCTCTGTTGCCGTCAACTTACCAGGAGAATGTTTGCCTTTTATTCTCTATACAGTTAAATTGGCTGATAACCCCAATGCAACAGGATCAAATCACAGAAAGTTAACCTTACCAACAGGGGGCCTCATCATCAACCCAAACCGAGAAACCCCTGCAAAACCTGTCACGCTGCGATTCCCAGTGGGAACCTTGTTGCTCCGCTTGGAAAGGCCTTGTACTGAAAATCAATGGTGCCGTGATAAAGCACTGATTGCTACAGCTGTCCCCCGTTTCACGGCTGATGGTTGGTGCCGCCGCACCTTCCATTACGACGACCCTGCCAGGGTGTTCAAACCCACTGCGATTGTTTACCGAGACAGCCTCGATGCCATCGTTTTTGTGGAAGAGTTCAACCATGTAGGCGACACCATCGTTGTCGAGCGATTCGCTTTGCAGTAATCGGCAGAATGGATGGACAGCCTTGGCATCACGATGACTGGACGGATTGCCGACAAGAAGCCTGAAGCGGTCAAAACCATCCTCACCATCACTGCTTTACAGGATTCCTGGCTCAAGCAGAAGCCAGTCCCAGCGAGTGACCTCAGCTCAGACCAAAGGAAGCCAGTGAAGGCAGGAGCCATTCACGGTTTGGTGGCCGTACGGGAAATCCCCCGCACGGCCCATGTTGAGGTCGACCTTGCCGAAGGCGGCGGCACCTGGGTGATCTGGCAGCCCCACTGGAGAGGGTTCTCAGAGCCTCCCACCAGCACCATCGTGAGAGGCCTGATTGATTGGCGCGACATGGGCGCAGCGGTTTCCAATCATCTCAGCGTTGGGGAGGTGCTGCAGTTCGATCCCCGTCGGCGGCCATCACCTTCCAGCGGGGACATCCCCCGCATCATCCACACTGCACGCAAAGGCTTTGAGCCCCTCAGGCTTGCCTGGGGGACACCGCTGGGCGTGACCAGTTTCTACCGACCTGAGCCGATCAACGCTCAAGTTGGAGGGGTTCGGAACAGTCACCACATCCCCGGCAACGCATTTGACATCTACCCCATCGGCCGCAGCTTGGAGGAATTCTTCCAATGGGCTCGCGTTCGCTGGACTGGCGGCCTGGGCGATGGCCGGGATAGGGGATTTCTCCACTTCGACACCCGCAATTTTGGTGGATTCGCACCCGGCGGTGGCCGGCGGCCGGCGGCTGAGTGGATCTACTGATCACACAATTGGATGCCCTACAGAAAACCCCCGCTCATCACTCCACCGATCCTGACGGCAGGGCAGGCATTGTTCCTGGCATCCCAGCAGCAGCTGCACCGCCAATCAATCGAGGAGACCAATGCTGACGCGGAACTTTTCGCTCACATAATGGATTTCGACGGAAAATTCCAGCAGAATCTTGCGTAGGGCATCGTCGCTGCACGCTGCCAAGGTGGCCGTATCCCGAAGCAGGCAGTCGTAAACCGTCGACGCATCGCTGGAGGCACTGGGCGTCAAGGCAACAATCTGATCACGCAGTTGGCAGATCGCCACCCCCAGGGCAACAACCCCCTCGGTTTGCAGGGCCTC